AGTGCCGCTTTGCCATGTTTCCGACGCGGATCGGCATCGTGCGCCGCATCAGCGAGTCGATCTGCTTGCGCTTCGATTGAAGAAGCCTCGAAAATTCTTTGATATCCATTCGAATGCCGTTTGAATAAAATTCTGCTCCGAATTTGGTTTTCGGAATAATTGTTGTTATATTTGCCTGTGAAGACGGGTTAGGGGCTTCGGCTCGTAACTGTACAACGTCTTCATAACTCCATCAGGGCAACCTAATGGAGTTTTTTATTTGTCCAGCGGGGCGTCTACTATCTGATCTTCGACAATGCAGACAACCTTTTTGATGGTCTGCGTATGTTCCCGCAGTTCTTTCAGGTAAAAATTCCATCCCATCCGGATTTTCTCCTCCGAGTACATTGTCTTGTCGTGAAAATATAATACAACGCATTCTGCGTGCTGCGATCTGGCTGAATCGAATTTATTTTTGATCGTATATCTACCTGTTCCCTCGATGGCCTTGATATCCATCACCACACCGTCCAGCATCCCGTCCGGTGTTTTGATGCCATCGGCCGCCCGCTCCGATGCAAGGACAATCTGATGACCGCCTTTGCGAAGCACGTCAACCGAACGCCGTTCGTAATCGCCGCGCCGGATGCCGAATGCGCCGACGACCGGATCGAACTTGTGCTCCTTGTGGACGGCGCTCAAGCCGCCGCTCTTCTTGTCGTAGACTACCTCCCGATAGTCAGGATCGATCTTCAGGCGTTTGTACTCCTCGACAATCGGCGCGGTTTTGGCCTTCAGGATCGCCCGAAGGATGTTCTTGCAACGGTAACAGTCTTTCGCCCTGTTCGAGAAGAACGAGAGCTGCACGGTTTTGAACGGGCAGGCTTTGCAGTCGGTCGGGAAATAGGGGTGATCGTCGGAGAACACCTGCCCCGTGCGTGCCGGGTTGCCGCCCAGACCGGGCGACGGCCTGGCCGCCCGCTGCCCGCCGAGGCCCTCGTTGTCGGTCGGTTCCTCGGCCGTCGCCGCCCAGCCGCACTGGCAGCCCCATTCGTCGCCGGGTTTGTTGTCCTCCCAGAAGGGGTCGTCGATGGGCCAGATGTGGTGGTAGAACGGCATGTGCGACTCACGGGGATTCACGGCCGTCGACGGCAGCCATTCGAGGTTGGGCAGCACATCGGCCTCGGCGATGAACTGCCGCATCTCGGCGGCGCGGTGCGCCCGCTTGATGGCGGTGTCGTACTCGGTGCGGAGCCATGAATCGACATGGTGCGACGCAATCGGCTCCACGTCGCTCCGGAATTGCTGAAAGGGCTTCACGTTGCCCTCGGCGTCGAGAAGCTGCGCCGCCATGTCGCGGCCCATGCGGTGGGTTTTGAACGCCGCGAACACGTCGTTGTTCGTGCGCAGTTGCTGCATGAAGTCTCCGCCGGCGTCGCTTCCGGAGAATCCGGTGTCGGTCGCCTCGTTGACGACGCGGCTGATCTCGGCGAAGAGTTGGGCGTCGATTTCTGTGCGGGGATCGTAGCGGCGGTGATAGACGTTCTTCAGGGCCTCGGTCAACACATCGGCGTCGAAGGTGAAGCCGTTCTGGGCCGGACGATCCGCCGCATCGAGGTAGAGCGCATCGACTACCAGTCTAAATCCGCCCCCGTGTCTGCGGGGGCGAGGCCGAAAAA